CGCGATATCAATGCGGCGCTCAACATCCAGCGCAAGGGCATAACAGAATTACAGGCGGCGGGACTCGTCGTTTCTGCCCACGGAGGCCAGCGTAAATCCGTCATAAAGACGGTGGCGGCCTGAGAAGTGGGAAGCCTCGCCGTTTTTTACGGCGGGGAGCAGTCACTGAGTTATATCAAAGTTCCTTAAAGTAATTCTTGATACTAAAAAGAGAGAAGCAAAAACAATCATAAAAATGCTACTGCCTTGAACACCACAACTGTATACAAATACAGCATAACCTATAGAGCAGACTGAAAAGAAGGTTTTACCTATCAATAAGAAAGGCCACGCAATGCGCGACCTGAAAACAATATCGCATTTAAATCGCATTTTATTGACATAATACGATTAAAATCGTATTGTCTAATCATCCCAAGCGGATAGGCTCTTTAACAAATGAGGAAACGATGGTTACGGTTCAATGGACGAGGAAGGCACGAAAACAGTTGCTTTCAATCGATACCAGATACCGGAAAGCTATCAATGAGAAGGTTAACCAACTTGAAACTTTCCCCGCAGTGACGTTGGACATCAAGAAGCTTCATGACCTTAATAACCAATACAGACTACGGGTTGGTGAATACAGGATAATCTTCGAAATCACTGACGGCGAGCCGGTTATCTGCTCGATAATGGCAGTCAAACGGAGAACATCGACAACGTACTAGGCGGGGTAATAACCCGCCATTTCCTCATTATTAAATTCACCGCGACTCTTGGCCACCCGGATGAATACATGAAAATGCAATACATAAATGATGAAGCAGGAAAACCTCAATATGTTGTCCTGCCAGTAGCTGAATACGAAAAACTTCTCAGCACAAAGGAAGATTGGGAGGATGTGCCATACACTCCGTCAAAATATGATGATGTGACCGTGCCTAACGGCGTCGTGTCCATTATGGTTGATCAGGATGTTTCTATTCTGGCAGCCTGGCGCATCTATCGTGGGCTGTCTCAGCATGAGGTAGCTGAAAAACTCAACACAGCTCAATCAACCGTGTCTCAATGGGAGGCTTCGGATCGACCACAGAAGCGCACACGAGAAAAACTGGCTGCACTATACAACTGTACTCCAGAACAACTAATTCCGTAACCCAACGGCCCCGCTCAGGGGCCGTTTACTTTGGCTGGAAGACAAAAAGCCATGCTATGCATAGCCATCTAATTGTAAACCTTGAGTTTGCTACTGGTAGAAATAAAAAAACCCGCTCATCGGCGGGCCTGAATGTTCGTTAGTGAGCATAGCTACAATTTCCCACTGTTTATAGACAATAAACCAATTGCGGACAAAATGCAAACTGTCTATATGTTTTTTATTGTGTCACTTTACTGAATTCAGATGCTGCTCTACTCTCCTCAATATAGCATTTCGCCACCAGCTTTTCATAGAATGGCTTCCAGTTCCTTCTCCATGTCCTTTCGTTTAAATCGGGCAGGAGAGCCTTAATTGCTGTATATGCCACTGAGGACGGTACGCGGCTATAACCGCGACCAGAACAACGCTCACAGATTTTAATTACTGGCGCACCCATCGCTTTCGTCGCTTCGTGATCAACGACTTTCCCGGTACCGTTACAACGACAACGGCTGGATACAATCCCTTTGCCATTACAAGGAGAGCAAAGTTCATCTACACGCTCAGTTTCTACCCGTTGCTCTATCACGTCCTTATACCCTGCGTACTTAAGCACATCACGCTGAACTGATATCAGCCCGCGTCCATTGCAATGTGTGCATGTGCTGGTTGTAGCGGCTGACCGGGAATATTCCTCAAAAGCCATTTTTGCCAAGATCACCAGGCATTTTCCTAACTGGCACCCACACGCTTTGGTAATAAGTTTGGGTACCTGACGTTTGGCATACAAAGTCAGTTGCTCAACGGTCCGTATGGTATCTTCATTGCTGACACCGTGTTTACCCAAGAACGCCGCCATTCCAAATGCAGCCTTAGATTCGGCCATGCCTAATGCCGCCATCACATCAGTACCGGTGATCTGGTCTGTTGATGTACATTTCGGTGAACTATTGACGACCAGTCCTTTCGGGCTGAAATGTTTTAATGCTGATTCGAGTTTCATTATTCCACCCACTTCTTAAAAGACAGTTCACGTACTTCATCACCGTTAACAAGTACGTCATTGAAATCACCATAATCAGGCCAGCGAATACTGACCGTTTCTACATCGTTTTTGGCAACGAGATTGCCCCTGGCACACTCAAACGCTGCTGCGTGCCCGGTCGCTGAATGCAGATCCATATCAGCGAAAATAATTAAGTGTTTAACCCCGCTCGGTACCCGGAATTTCCCCATAAATCCCGCGTTCATAGTTGGCCAGGTGTTGCAACCGTATATCTGTTTACATGACAAAGCCGTTTCTATGCCTTCAGTGATCCCTAACGTTGATGAAACTGGAAACATGCGGATAGCAACAGAGCCAGTGTGCTTTAAATAATCATCAGACTGTAGGGAATAGGTCTGTTTGGCGAGATCCATATTGGCTTTTTTGTCACCCTCTAATAACGTCCTGTGCAAGTAACAAAGCGCACCTTTATCGTCCGTAGCCAGAGAATACATGGCCTGAAAAGCTTTCGTTCCCACGGGCTGATGATTGCAATACCTGACTTGCTCGACGGGTAAACAGTTAATCCCCCGGTTGCGCAAATAACTTTCGGCTGACGTTCCGCGCAGGTTCACCAGTGTGGAATACTTCCTAATCACCTTGTCACGAAGTAATGACCGGTCATCTTTATTGACAGAAGATTGAGCGCTTTCAGGCTGACGGATATACGTATTGCCAATAATTTCATCAACTTCTGCGGCCTGCGCTTTAAAATCCTTCTTCTGAGTCAGTGCAAGTAATTTCCAACCGTCACCAATATTACAGACGCAAATAAAGGTTCCGCGACCGCCTTTATCATCACAGCGATATTTTCCTTTCTGACCGCAAATCGGACACTTCCCTTTGTAATGCTTTTTCCCTGTAATGGGTGGCAAGTCGTAATATTCAAAAACTTTCGACCAATTGCCGATCACTGCATCCGTTGTTTTCATCAGTTATCTCCCTGCGTGGCTGAACTGAGTTGTTTTTTCTCCTGGCTTTTTATCCACGAAATCAGTTTCCATTTGATGAAATTGTTCACTTCCGGGGTGATCTCTACCGGATGGTCATTTAAACCATCGCGCCACTCACTGAACTTGCTTTTAAAAGTATGCGCACACCAGCCATCAGAGATAGGCTTGCCTTGGTTAGCTCGCTGGCGCTGGTAATACTTGATTTGGAACCACCAGCTTTGACGCTCTGCCTTGCTATAGACGCGATCCTTGCCGTTAAGCTCTTTCAGCCCGCGAGAACGATCCACTTCCACATCTTCACCACTCAGAGGCTTAAAACCACACTTAGGGCAAACATAAACACCTACCGGCTTCATAAAGTGGCAACTGGGGCATTCCTTCGGTAGCTTTTCAGCTTTGTCGCTATCAATGCTGCGGGAGCTGTCTTTCATGCCGTCGCTTTTAGAGGGCAATGCGTCATACTCAATATCATCGGGATAGCCGAGTCGGTGAACACTTCCACTGTGATCGAATATCATGCAGGTTTCTTTGCCGGGCGCAGTACGTAATCCGCGGCCAAGACATTGCACCCATCGGATTTCTGACTTGGTAGGCCGGGCATAGATGATGCACCGGACATCACTGTCAAACCCCGCAATCAGCGTACCGACACTAACTAATATTTTTGTTACACCCTGCTCAAACCGATGGATGATGATCTGTCTTTCTTCCGGGGGTGTTTCAGCAATGATGACCTCAGCATTGACACCCGCTTTATTAAATTCGACCGTGATAAAATTGGCGTGGGCCACGTTGACACAAAAACAAATCGTCGGTTCATCGTTGCCGTTCTCCAGCCAGTTCCTGACGATATCGCCCACCAGCGTTGAATCCCCCATAATCTCGGCTAGCTGGTCCTCTTTGTAATCCTGCCTAAAATCATCACTGGCGGTCAGCTTTACGCCTTTCAGGTCCGGTTTGGTGGGGGCATAAAATTCATAGGTGCTGAGTTCGCCTTTAGCGATAAGCTTTTTCATCGTGGTGGGTTTCAAGAGCTGTTGATAGTAGTTTCCCAGAAACGAAGAAAACGGCGTTCCTGACAGGCCAATAACTTTTACGCAGGTGTTTTCTGCTGGATACTGAATCACTTCAAGCAGCTTTTTACGGCGTAAATGGGCCTCGTCAATGATCAACAGATCGATGTTGTCCGGGAAGTCACGACGGATCAGCATGTCAGCCGAGGCAATTTGAATCAGCCGGTTTGGGTCATGAAGCTGGTAATCCCGCCACACATAACCAATTTCCTCCTCTGGCAGTCCGTACTGAATGAACCGAGTGGCAGTCTGGCGAACCAGAGTCAAGGTTGCGAATAAGTCGGTATTAGTGACATAATCTCTTTGAGATGGAATGTTCATTATTTCATCTCCTTTGCAAGAACCGAATCAAACATGCTCGCCAAAGTATCGCTGTTCGGTTTCTTGCCCCCTTTGATTTTCAGTTCTTTTTTCCACTCATTGATAATCCGCTTACTGTCCTCAGTGTGTTCACACGCAGGCATCTCGTTGTATTGACGCTCATAGTTAATTTTGTGGAAATAGGGATTAATGATTACAGGCGCAACGATACCCACCGCGTGTTTGACATCTTCGTCAGTCGGTACACGGTCGAGGTATTTTTTAAAGATTAATTCTCCTGTATCCACCAGGTGGTCAGTGATTTTTTTCAGTTGCTTAACTGCGCGAAAAACCCCCTTCACGCTGTCGTTATTCGCTGACGGCATGGCTTCACCCTCGATCATCTCCCCGTCAATGAACAACGGAATACTGTCGATGAATGCCCCACGACTGAGGAATTTATTCACCTCGGCTGTCGTGATAATCGGATAGGCTTTAACTAACCCGAACAACGTCACCGCCATTGGTTCATCATGCCATGAACTTTTGCCTTTTCCGTTTCGGATGGCGGCAATCAATGCGTCCTGATGCTTGAGGCTCAACAGGTCATAATCACCAACTACGATGTAGTGGGTGCTCAGTGCTTCCAGATCCACCGGTTTTGCATGGCTGTTGTGGGGTTTGTGAGGTTTGTGTGTTTTCCGGGCTGGCGCGTTGGCCTTAACCATAGCAGCGGCCTCAGATTCTGACATGCCAGCAGCGACTAATTCAGCAACAGCTCGCGCAGGCTTCCGGCTCACGAGAGCACAATGTTTTTTGATAATCTTTTCTGCTTTTTCGTTTTTGATAATCATTCTCATTTGTCCTGAAAAAATAAGGGGGTACTTATTTAATACTTTTCCGTGCCTGCCACTTTTTTTGGCTTTTTACCCACTTTGATAATCATTCTCATTTGACTATTTTTCTCATGTTTAGCCCTAGTGATCCCACAGCCAGAAGACACAGCCTTTTCCGTACTGCCTGAGACCACTGCGATCATCCTGCCGCCTCAGATTGGGGCTGATTCTCTGGCAGTGCTTTAAGCGGCTTCTCGGTATAACCCTGACTCACTCTTGCATATTTCCTGACAAACTCCCTTAACCAGATATTCGCATGACGCCGTGCCGTGTTATCTTTCCGATATGAAATTGGTTCCTCATCCCAAGCCGCTTGATAAACCTCGGCATACTTCACCGTGATTTTTGCCCGTGTAGCCGGATCAAGACTCAGTAACATCTCCTGTATTCACTTGCCGTCATCAAGAAAATATTGAGATGGCATTGATACTTGAGCGTAGGAATTAGGGAACATGGTTAATAATTTCCAGGTGGTGGGAATACCTTTGGCAGATCTGGGCGTAATTCGTGAGGCTGAACTTCGCCTTTTGTAAGGTCCACAATGTCAGGAACAGATGAGACAGAAACACGCTTCTTCCCATGCAACCAAGCGCTAACTAATGACTGTCTACACCCTAATGCATTGGCAAGTATCGTTTGATTACCCACAATTTTTATAGCCTTTTCTACCGCAAGATTTTTCATACTCCATCCTCTCGTTAACTCCATAGTGATATTAATATCACCAAAAAGATAAATCAATCACTATAGTGTTTTTGCAAAGATATCACTTTAGAGATAGAATTAACAAAACTTATTGAAGAGGTGGGTATGACATTCGCGAAAAGACTAAAAGAGGCAATGAGAAAGAAAGACTTCACACAGTCTTCTCTTGCCAAAGAAGTAGACATGGCTCAGTCCATGATATGGAAGTTAACCACAGGAAAAGCGCAAAGCACTACTAAAGTTGTTGAGTTGGCTAGAGTTCTCGGTGTGCGCCCAGAATGGCTTAGTGATGGCAGTGGTCCCATGCACCCAGATAACTCACCCACCTCAGTTGTGGTAAAGTGCACTAAATCGTTTCCTGTAAAAATCTATGATGCCGATAGTGATACAGGCGATACAATTATGATTCCGGGATTCTTTGAATCATCTGACGCGTACAGAGCGTATAGAATCACCCAAAATACTGGCTGCGCAGAAGCTCCAGAAGGTTCTTTAGTTGTAATCGATAGATCAGAAAAAGCAGCTAACAATGATTTGGTATATGCGCGCATAGGAGAAAACTACTCTGTATATCGTTTTGTACAAGGTGGTGCTTTCGGCTTTCTATCGGTTGATGACGCTAGGGTACCATTAACTCCTATCAGTCCTGACGTTGAATTAGTGGGTGTTATTGTATACCTGTTCCGCGATATGAAACGAAGACGATAATAACCCCGTTCAATTTCGATTGTTGTAGCATAAATCCCTGGGTGCGTTCGCAATAGGTCTGGCATTCCTTCCCCTTAAGATACTGTTTAGACGCACAGTATCTTGATTTTTAACTAAATCATTACAATTATCAAGATAAAAAAACATTTTTTGTTTTTTTAAAAATTCCTTTTATTTCAATATTATAAAATAAAAAATAACTTTTTATTACTATAGGTCTAGAATAACTAGAACTATAGTGATAGATTAAATACCACCAAGGTGATAGATTTAATCACCAGAAGAAACAGAAGTAGTTGAATGAGCAGGAACGACAATAAACACACCGAGGTATGATTATTATGTTCAAGAAGACTTTTATTTTTTCAGCAATAAAACGCTACAACATGGAGGTAGATCATGCGTAAACCAATTACTTTAGACGATGCAAAATACCGCTCAGGTTTGGCTTGTTCACTTTATGAAGTCATTACGAGTATGGCTGACAAAGAAAAATGTTCAGGCGAGTTGTGCGAACTAATTGCTCTTGTGTGTGATATTAACTATGAAGTCAATTGCTCCCTTGAATCCGCACTGGGAACAGACAAGCTTAATTTGGACTGAACTGATTTAAAGACGGCTCTGGCACCGACACCAATCAAATACCAGAGCCTGAACAGAATAAACACTTTGAGGCATGATTACTATGTTCAAAACAGATAATACCACAAAGACTTTTATTTTTGCAGTCACAAAACACGCAGATACTGAACAGCTCATTGTTAAAGTTAAATATGTGGCTGAAAGTTATCAGCAAGCCAAATATGCGTTATCTGAAATGCTATCAGGGTATTTCATTGTCTGGATGGGGCAAGTAAATGAGGTGAAGCATGCTTAATACAATATTATCTTCACCACAGACTACCAATATAACTCCAGCTAAAATTATCTGGGAAAGCTACATTGCACTCCATGATCAATTTGTAGCCGTGGTTAATAGCCAGCCAAATCTTGCTGATAATGATAATTTCTTTAATGAATTAGTTAAGCTTAAAAATATTTACGATAAATTTGATGCCTCATCGAAAAACAAAGGCAGACCGGACTGTCTTTTGCTCTTAGAAGTAATTAAACAGCTTGCCAGTTTAATTGACATTGCGAATATAGATGTAATAAATGAATCAACAAAAAAAGAGGATATTATGTTTGATTTAGAAAACAATATGTTTGATTTAGAGACCTCTTTCTCAGGCGTGGAGATAAAAACAAAACAGATAGAAGTACTTCTCCAAATATGGCAAGAATCATATGGAAAAGAATGTGATGAATCTTATGCCATCGGTGCATTACAAGATCTGGTTTTTGGGCTACTAAAAGAAACAGAAACGATGGAGACGCAGATAAAAACGATTAAAGGTCAAAAGAAACCTAAAATAGAAAATAATGAAATCAATATCAGTAAAATAAAACTTAAAGATTTATTAGATAAATCTGAACATCTTGAGGCATTAATGATACCTGTTAGTAAAGCTGTTACTGATGAGGCCAATACAGACACCGCAACATTAACAAATCTCGCTTCTAGTCTGGCAAGCGATATTGCACAAGAAATAAGAATACTGGAAGGAGCTTAAATGATGAAACTAGAAAAAATCGATTATTCCCGCTTTGATGACGATGATGGCGGTATTGATGATGCATTCAGCATACATACATTACCTGTCTATGTTGTTAGTCGTCATGGCCGTTCTTACAAGCGTCGGAGTCGTAGTAGTGCCATTAATAAGCTAGCGAATATTATGACGCAAAAAGTATTTAAACGGGCCGGACGCGAAACCAATTACCCAGCCCAGCCAATAATTGGTGAAAACAATGTAGTGAATTGGACAATAGGAGAATTACTACCTGAGTATATCTCATGTCAAAAGAGAGCGGTACGGCGAATAAGATTACTGCTTAAGCGTCGAAAAGAAATAGATGCACTACGCAAAAAATATATTAACGCTTTCTGTGAATATGAGCGATTAAGAAAAGAATTTATTAATGCTACCAAGTAGCTAATGAGATTAACCATGTTTAAGATAATCATCACAACCAAAAACTATCGCACAGGACGAGTAACAAAAGAAACCTTCCGCAACAAATATAAAACATATCGAGGAGCTGAAAAAGCTGCTCAAGGGATACGTCGGGTTTGTATGCCAGATAGCAAAACTATTATTGAAACAGTTGATGCTGAGGTCGTGGAAGTTAAACGTACTTAATTACATAGAGGGCTAAATAATGTCAGAAAATAAAAAACACGTACACTCTGAATTAATGTTTCAATATGCACAAGATGCTTTGAGAACAGATAAGCCGTATGAGCTTTGGGAAATTTTTGATGCCACAGATGGAACGTGGGAAGATATTTTTCATCATCCGCATTGGCATCCAGATTTTAAATATCGCCGCAAGCCTGAGATGATAACAGTCGGCAAAGTCAACTTTCCTAAACCTGTTGATTATGAGTTAAAGGAAGGTGACAAATATTATACAGCGACAACTTCAGAAAGCGGTGATATAAATTGGTTCACATGGTGTTCTGATAATATTGATTATTATTACTTAAATTCACGTCTTATTCACTTAACAGAAGAATCTGCTAAACAACATTGTGACGCATTAATTAAAATAAACAGGGGGGAATTTTAAATGTAAAATATTGCCAATTATATAAGTTAGTTAAATTTTAACTACAGCTTGATTGCTGAGGACTCCTACACCCTATAAAAGGAGTGGATCTATGAGTAATCAAACATTAATTGAACGATACAGAAATCGTTTAATAGCAGCAAAACTCGATGCAATGTTAAAGAAGACCAATAGCTATTGTATCGCTGTTAGTCTTCATGATGGCTCTATGTGCACTGTTGAATTGTCGGAAGAGATATTAAAGAAAACTTTGCATGTATTTTTCGAATTTCCTGCTTATAACGAATATACACGATGTAAAGCGGATAATTATATTTTAAATAGTTACAGTAATTGTTTATCAAAACATGGTGATAGATTAACGGGTGAAGGGAATGATTTTATGCGTGCTCTTATTAAATTAATTTCAGAAAGAGATAAACCCGGCGGATTTTCACCAGAATATACCTTTCAGTAAATAAGGACTCCTAGTGAATATTACCCATTTTAATTTCTCACAAAGAGCTATTCAAAGTGAGCGTGAAGAAAAATATGAAACAGCGGCTATTTTTTGGAACAAAGTCGCTGAACACGCCAAACACCAAGTTAACCGTGAATGGGCTGAATATCGTGTTGAACTAAATTTAAAACGTCATTCATTACAAGGGCGCTATGAACAATGGCAGGAAGATTATAAGCAGCGTCGCAAAAGAGAGAGAAGCGAAACAACTCGCTGATGCTCTAAAGGTCCACATTGATAAAGCGGAGGGGATGTAATGGCGAAAAGGAGAAGAAGTAAAACACAGCAAGGATTTGAAGGCATGACAATACCTCAGCTCCTTCAAATAAAAGAAGGGTCCACAGATGGGTATGTCAATTCCCAAAAGTTCATTGAATCTTATTCGACGCATAACGGAGACATATTAATGCCACTTAATCGCTCCATGCGCCGCCATGCCAAGAAAATGAAAATTGAAATTAAGGAAATGAAACAATGAAAGAATTAATCACCATCAATAAAACCCAAATGCCTGTCGTGGAATATCAAGGTCAGCGCATTGTGACGTTCTCAATGATTGATCAGGTTCACGAGCGACCAGATGGAACAGCTAAAGCCGCATTCAACAGAAACAATCAGCGCTTTGTGTGTGGAGTGGATTATCAAATCTTAGGTCAGGACGATATACGTACCAACCTCCCTGACGGGTTATTTTCCAAGTTCGCCCCCAACGGCATTGTGCTTTTTGAGTCTGGTTATCTGATGTTAACCAAGCCATTCAATGATGATATTGCGTGGCAGGTTCAACGTGAACTGGTCAACAACTATTTCCGTAAACCGCAAACGGTACTGAGCGAGACTGAAATGATTGCCAGGATCGCCAGTCATGCCGCCCAACAACAGCGCCAGATTAACCGCATTGATGAGAAGGTTGAACAGGTTCATGAAACCATTGAGCAAATCAAACACGGAGCTATTCCCGTAGGCTGGATTGGGTTCTCTCTGGCTGCGACTGAATCAGGATTAACCAATGCCAAATGCCGTACCTTGGCCGAACAGTACAACGTACCAACGGACAGCATCATCATCATGACACCAGACGGACAACCTCGCCCGATGAAAATCATATTTAAAGAGGACTTTATGAGCGCATTCCGTCTGATGATGGGTGAAGCTGAACAACGTAAATCCAAATGGTATCACCCAAAAATGGGGCTGTTCCAAGTTATCGGTTGGGAGGGTAGGTAATGAGCAAACATCACACTAAGCCAGCAGGGGTAATCATGGGCGCAATAAAGCAACACACTGAAACAGCATTTGATTACGGCAAGTATGGCGTCATTGTCATTACTGAGGCCGCGAACACCAAAGTCATGAGTTATGCGGAGGCATTGGTATCGTTGGACGCGGGTCAATATGACAATGATTTATTACTGGGCTTTGAATTGATAGTGGCTATTCTTCATGGCTGGAAAGCGGGCTTCTATGCACCAACCAGTGAACAGCGGTTAATGTTGTGGCGCTGGGTTGTGTCAGCCTCGTTTGTACAAGAGCAAATAGACGGAAACAGCACTTGTGAAGTTGATAACGGCAAGGGAGGCACTGATACCGCAGCCATCTACGATAATGGTACAGCGGCAATCACGATATACCCATTAGCAGAGCGCATGATGTTAGCAACCCATATTGAGGGGATCGCCTTTGAGAAGTCCGGTAGCGAAGACGGGGCGGATATGGCGGTCAGAATGTACATGACTTTTATCAATATACAACCAGAGATCGGCAATCGGCTATCTGATAAAGGGCGCGAAGGGCTTTCTATCTTGCACGATGAATTAATCAAAGCGGCAAAGGCTGGCGAGTTTAACACCATGCCGATTATTCATTGACAGGAGGCTCAGATGATAACGAAAAACTTTCATCTTAATGCGCTGGCAAACAATAGGAGTCATTGCGATGAAAATCGAATACTTAGACAAGGGTAACATTGCACAGATCGTCGTTGCCAGTTTCATCACTGAACGCCGCAAGCATAACCGTTGTGTCGATGCCGCCCTGTTAATGGTACCCGTTCGTGCTTCGTCTGTCGGTTTCCTATTAAGGAAAACTACTATCACTGGCAAAACAACGCACGTATTGCGGGCCTACAAAATCATTTGCAGGGAGAGCGAACAGTGACGGAAGAGCACAACCAGATAGCAGATACCGATGATGAACTGATCAGGACGACATTCCATATCGACGATGGCAGGGACTATACACAGCAGATCATCCACCGCATGAAACGTAATTTTTATATCCACGAGGGCAAATGCCCTCCTCTGACACCAGCGCCACAGGTAGTAAATGGAGAGCCGGGTACTGATATCGTTCAGTTACATTCTGGTGAATTTGTCGGCACTGGCGTTATGGTGAATTACTGCCCTTTTTGCGGACAAGATATAGATACCGTCAGTCACCAGAGGAAAAGTGATCATGAGCAATAATAAAATCACAATGGGAATAGATGAGCTTCTTGAAAATGAACAAGTATTAAATATCGTTTCCAAAAGCCTTGGATATTCAAAAGAGCAATTTATTAAAGAATTACACAAAGCTCAAGCCGATGGTCTCGACTATATCAAATTCGAGGCCGATAACACCGAGGAAAAAGCATGATCAATAACTCATTCCACTTAACCCAAGTAATAGCCTCGGCATGGGGTGATCCATCCGATATCACCGATGCTGTTTGGGATGCCGGTTACAGAAAAGCCGATAGAGCATCGGAAGAGATGGTATTACTGACACTTAAGGTCATCAAGAACTCTCATTACAGCGATATTGCATATGAGTATTGGCCCAAAGATTTAGAATCCGTACTTGCTGCTGAACTGAACTTCCTGATTGATGATCTTACCTGGAGCGATAAAACAACTCCGGCAACAGTGGCAAGGATAATTTTGGAGAACGGTTATATTAGAAAAGGGAGTGATGTATATGTCAAATAAGCTAATTAGATTAAATGAGGTTTTAAATAGAACGGGTTATAGCAAGTCATGGACTTATAAATTAATAGATAAAGGGGAGTTCCCTAAACCAGTTAAAATTGGTCCTCGTTCAATTGCCTTTATAGAGTGTGAAATCAATGAATGGATTGCGCAGCGTATTAATAAATCCCGCTGCTCAATTGAAGATAATGCGTAGTTAGTCATTTTTAAAGCGACTATTAATAATATCTTTCCCGTATTCTAGGGAATTCATAAAATCAGCGTACCATTGAAGCATCTCTCTGCGTCCATCCAGATAAAGGGCATGGTTATACGTGCCCCTGATGCTATTTTTATCAACATGAGCAAGCTGCAATTCTATCCATTCAGATGGGAAGCTATGCTCATGTAATATGGTGCTCATTGTGTGACGGAATCCATGTCCCGTAGCTCTGCCGCCATACCCCATGCGTTTCATCATAACATTTATAGCCATTTCACTAATTGGCTTTTTATAATCCGTTCGGCTAGGGAATACATGTTGATAGTCACCACTAATTGGGTGCAACTGCTGGAACAAAGTCACTACTTGATCAGATAAAGGAATACAGTGCGGCCTGCGCATTTTCATTCTTTCGGCAGAAATTTCTACCATTCGCTTTTCTAAATCCACTTCGCTCCATTCCAGATTTCTTAATTCACCAGGGCGCAATCCTGTAAGAATCAAAATTCTCAATGCATGCCTAACTACTTGGCTGCTCATATGCTTATCAATGGACCTTAAAAATTCTGGGAGTTCATCGATTTTTAAGTGAGGATAATGCTCTCTTTTATGGGGGATAAACGCACTGGCAAGATCGGGGGCTGGATTATATTCAGCTCTACCTGTAATAACGGCGTATTTCCATACCTCACCACAACGCTGACGGACTTTTTTTAACTTCTCAGTTGCCCCGCGCTTTTCCATTCTTGAAAGAACATCCAATAACTCCAGTGGTTTTATGTCTGCTATTGGCCTGTCTCCAATATAAGGAAAGACATCATTTTCAAATGCACTCATCATGTCAGAGCGATACCCTGCCGACCATCTATCTTTGCGTTTTTCGTACCACTCGCGAGTGATTTTCTCAAAAGTATTTTCTGACGTGATGATATTTTCTCGTTTTTGCCGCTTTCTAGCTTCGGAAGGATTAATGCCACCAGCAACCATTGAGCGGCATTCTGCCGTTCTTCTTCTGGCTTCCGTTAAAGGTACCTCCGGGTAAGTACCTAAAGAGATCATCTTCTGCTTATCATCAAAACGATAGCGGAATCGCCACCCTTTAGAGCCGTTCGGTTCTACCAATAGTGAAAGCCCGTTTCCATCAGACAACGTGTAAGACTTTTCTTCCGGTTTGGCTTTCTTGATAGCCATGTCTGTTAGCTTCATCAT